GTTGAGCGGACCCCATGTTCCCAACAACCACAGTCCCTGTATTAATACCAAGACCCATGCCGAAAGGTGGAATGCCTTCTGCTTGAACTTCTTTGTTAAATGCATCTAAACTTCCTAACATTTGTAGTGCTGTCTTTACAGCGTTTTTAGCATGGTCTGCATCATCAAGTGGTGCGTTCCAAAATGCCATTTGTGCATCACCAATATACTTGTCCAAGGTTCCTTCATTCTCTAGTATCTTAGCAGTCATCGCTGTCATGTAACGATTCATTATTTTGGTAAGACCTTGAACATCACTACCATAATGCTCGCTTATGCTGGTGAAACCTCTTACGTCGGTAAAAAGTATACTTAATTCCCTACTCTCACCACCAAGACGTAGCAATTCTGGATTCTTTTGTAACTTTTCAACCATTGCTGGTGATAGATAAGTTCCAAATTGTTTCTTTATTTGTTGTTTTTGTAAGAACTCAGAGACAAACTTAATTCCGTAGGCATGCAAAGCAACCAAGATGATTGTAGTAACAGGAGGGTTGCGTCCCATAACTGTAGAGTGTGACTAAACTGATACTGAGAAAAAGCAATACTGCCGATGCCCAATATAACAACCGTGCCAAGTCCAACATATACCCACCTTGTTAAGAATAAGAGTAGTAATCCACCAATGACAATGGCAGCAAGTTCTGCTCCTTCTGCATAATCTGGTCTAGAAATATTTACTTTATTAGCAAGTGTAGCAATTACCTTTGCTTGGATATCTTGTGGATATACGGCACCGATAGCAGTAGGAACGGGATTAGCAATACCAGCAGCACTAGTTCCAATAATAACAACCGCACCATCAAAGTTGGGTGGCATATTCATAAGGCTTGCTTGCTTATGTTGCTGACTTAAATCAATCCATACACGACCAAGTTGGTCAGTGGTGAATATAGATTTGCCCATGCCCATCTTATCAATGCCAATTTCACTTAGCTTAACTTTAAAGTTCTTTTCATTTGTCAAGACACGAAGCGTTTCAATACCAATGGTTGGATAAAGTTTACCGCCACTGCCAACAAGCAGTGGAATACGACGATTAACACCATCTATTTCAGGATATACATTTGTAGTTCCGACACCGATAGCGGCGTTTTCTAGTTCTGGAATGTTGGCGATTACTCCAGGATAATTGTAAATCCTATCAATAAAATTGCTGTTGACAATGGCGGCACCGTTTGCACGGGGAGTATTTTTGTTGACACTACTTGGAATATTTGAAAGAATGGTGGGGTGTTGTTTAAGTGTTTCTGCTAGAACTGCGTCACCACCTTGACGATCCGCCTCTGGCATCAAAACTGTCCATACAACTAAACTTGCTCCACGAGCATAGATATCTTTAATAATATCCGCATATATTTGTCTATTAAACGGCCATTGACCATACTTGTCAAGTGCTGCTTCATCAATGTTTACTGTATAAATTGGATTATCAGTTGGCGCTTTGTTGGTGATTAGCGTATCAAAGTACCGTAACTTAATACTTTCGACGAAGACGGGTGATGAAATTTTAATAGCAACTAATATTGCCAGCGTGATGAGTGCAGTCCACGGAGATAGCAGAATTTTTTTCATGAATATATTTACCCAAGAAAAAACCCCGTAAATTTCTTTACGGGGTTGTAATAATTAAAATTCAAAACAAGGATTTTCTGCAACAATTTTATCAAGTAATTGTTGTTTATTTACAGTTTTGATTGCTGTTTTTGGCGGAGGCATATTAAATGTTTCTGTCATTTTGCCATTCATTATTTTTTGAGCAAACATTTCAGAAACTTTCTTGTGTAATTTGTCCTTGTGATCATCAATTTCCGATAACAAGGTATCAGCATGAATACTAAGCGATACAGGAGACCATGCTTTCTCCATATCGTCTCTGCTGAATCCTTTGTATTGATTTCGTGCAATACAACGAACAATTGCTTTACCAACAACACGTGACATTTCAGTTTGTGCTATATTTCTAGCAAATTCTTTCACGTCAACAAATTCTTCATCTGAGAGATTTGTATGATCAGAAATTAAAATATCCGCAGCCTTGTCTATAACGTCGTAAAAACAATTAATATAGATTGCTTGACCTGAAACATATTCTGCAGCATGATATTCAAGATTTTCCACACTAGCAGATTGCATTTTTTCCTCTGTGTCAATGTAGATAATTTCAGGAACCGTAATTGAAATTGTATGTTTGGTTCCAAAACTTACTCTAGAAACTTTATTTGGACTTCCACCTGGTGTATTATTGCCAGGTTTACTTGAACCTGTGCCAGAGCCAGGTTTTTTAGAAGTCAGGGCAAGCCTATCAGAACCTTTGTCATGATTAACCGTTTCAGTAATTAATAGACTGTCAAGATACTTTTGCAAATCTTCACGAATATCTTCTGCGTTTTGTGTTTTTAATTTATGGTCGCTAATCTTTTCCTTAAACCAAACTGGCATATTTTTGAGAATAAGACCGTAAAAATCTTCATAGATAATCATTGTCTTTTCGTTATCGCTTCTTGTAATATATTTTCTATACTCGTCTTGCATTACATCAGCATTTAACAGTTCTGGAAAAATTCTGAAATATCTTGCATCATTTGTAATTCCACAACGCTGTGCCTTGGATTTCCACCCTTTATCAGATTCTTGAATATCATAGATTTCATTCTTGTAAACAATTCCGCTAAACGATGAAGCAATATGTGAAGAATTATTATTATGCGTAGTTGAAGGTCTAAATTGATGGGAAGGACCGCCCTTACCATATGGACCATCGTACACATATGTAAATTTCATATTGGCTTCTTTATCAAAGACCGTCTCGTAACGAACATTTGCAGATTCATCTAAACCTTGCATAAAATTAAGAATAGGTTTAAATGCAACCGTATCTAATTTCTTGTGAACTGCGTGAAGTGGAGTCCGAACTTTGATATTTTCAGGTATATAAAAATATCTTCTATATAAATCAGCAAGCAACCAACCAAGCGATCTATCATGAGTTGGACTATATGGTCTTACTACTGTATTTTGATCTGGCAAATTACCGCAACAAATTACAGCGGTCCATTCATCTTCATCTGTTGGGAAAGCAAATTTATCTACTACTTCTTGTGGCACTTCTAAAATATCAACCCAACCAGAATCTGCCTTTACGTCGTTTTCACAGAAATCGTGACGAACATAGCACTCTTCATTAGATTCTGAAATTTCTTTGCATACTAAAACTAGGTTGCACTTTTTATTCTTGTATGATATAACAATCAACCCAGATTTATTATTGCCAGCACAAGTAGTTAATCCAACACCAAAATTATGATGAATACTTTGTTTCTTAAAAAATGTACTTGACAGATCAGTTGCCTTGCGCAACTCGTCTGCTGTCATACCCTTGCCATTATTCCAAAAAGTTAATTTCTTGTCGCTGTAACCAAAATTTTCCAATCCATAATCTGCTGGATTAGTAGATAAAAATAAAATTTTTGGTTCTTTTGCGTGACTTGATGCTTCTAAAGCATTTTGAAAAAGTTCTCGTATAAAAAGATTATGTGGTGCAGTTTCAATTGTTCTTGCAACTAAAAACTCTGCATTTCCGATGCCAATTTTTGCCATATTAATAATTTCCTTTATAAGTTACTAAAAACTAACCAACTATGTGGTAACTGCGTTTTAGGTATATTATTAATATACTACGGAAATTATATAAATGCAAATTATTTTTTAATTAATTTTAGGAAATTTTGAAAGAAATATATTCAACAATGGCACCGGCAATATCTACGCCGCAATACTTCTCAAAACCTTCAAAACCAGGTGCCGAATTTGCTTCACATACCTTATAGCCGCCATCATCAAATAGCAAATCAATGCCAGCAATATCTAGTCCAAGGCACTTGGCGGTCTCACGGCATAGCAAATCCATCTCTGGTGTAACGGGGAATGGTTCGCCACTACCGCCGCCTGTGATATTAGCACGGAAATCACCTTCTGGACCAATGCGTTTCATGGCACCAATAGTTTTACCGCCTATTACCCAAACACGAAGGTCAGTGCCAGCGGCTGCGTTTACAAACTCTTGCACAATCATGGTTTTCTTTACACCAAGATTATCTACAAGGTCCATTAAATTTTCAAATAGTTCTTTGGTTTGGCAAAGATGAACACCTTTACCATGTGAACCTTGCAGCACCTTAACGACGCATGGAAATCCTATTTCTTGCTCAACAACTTTGCTACTAACAGGAAACTTAACCAACATTGTCTTTGGTGTAGGAATATTATTTTGTGCTAGGATTTGGTGAGCAAGCAATTTATCTTTAACATTAGCAATAGCATCACTGCTGTTAATAGTAGGCACACTAAACTTTTCTAACTGACGCATAACTGCACTGCTAAAGTAATTCGTACCACTGCCTGTGCGAGTTAGTACAATTTTGGGCATAGAGATACTTGTGCCTTGATAGCGAATACTTTTTGAGCGACTGCGATTGACAATGATATCAAAATCATCGGGATGAACAACTTT